GCAAGTACTGATGATACGATGAGTTACTTTGCTAAATTAGCTGCTGAAGCTTAAAACATCCTTTGTTTTACCCCACTTCGGTGGGGTTTTTAGTAATTAATTACCAGGAGTTATCCAACCCTCGGCCGGTGCTCTAGTATTTAAATCATTAGTATTTAATTTATCAGCACTAAATTTATTAATAATAATACTAGTTGAATTATCAGAGCCAGTTTTTGATGAATCAATATTTACATTACCATTATTACCATTATTACCTTTTTCTAATACTTGCTTCCTTAAAAATTCTAACATTTCTTGTTGTTCTATTGTTTGAGCTCCTTTATTAGTGAAGCTAGGATTTATCTTAAATTTCTTCGAAATAACTGGAGGCTTATAAAACTCTGAAATAGGTTTCATTGTCTTGTCATGCGGGTCAACACCCATTGGAGTTTGAGCAGGATCATATATTGCATTATGTTCTATTAATGCAGCACGATCAGCGTCTTTAGTTTCTTGACTTAATACATTTTCTGTATTTGCTGTTTGTAAGTCCTGTAACTTTTTAAAGTATTCTTCTGCCTCATCAAGCAATGCATTAATTTCATCCCAATATGCATATATTAAAGTAGCACCTACTGCAGCTACAACAGCACCAATAGGACTAAATAATGGTAATAAAAATGCTGCCCTTGCGCCAATAAAACTAAGTAATTTAAGGCCGTGCTTTTTTACCATACCCACAATTCGCTTAATCAACCCTTGCTTTTTCGGTGAGCCCTTCCACATAGGAATTACATTTGGCATCATATTACTTCCAGCGAATTTTTCGTTGTATGGAGTATAACCTAATCCCTTTCTAGCACCACCTAGTGTTGCTAGTCTTGTATCTTTACTAGAGCTTTGGCCCACATTGTCCATACCATACTTTTTATTTCTTTGCGCATTGGCAGTCTCTTGAGCTGTTTCTCTTTTTGCTAATGAAGTAGAACCTACAAATGATGCTTTAAACTCTTTACGAACTTCACGGAATACATGAGTGTTAATTTCAATTTCTTTTAATAGTGAAATCATGGAATCACAGCACTCATCCATACCACCACCACCACCACCTTTACCAGTGCCCCAACCTTTACCCATTGCAGCACCGGCTTCAAATTTTCTATCTAGATCTCTACTATATGTAACTCTGGCTTTCTTATTTTTACTATATCTACCGCCTCTTGATTGTTTAATTTCGCCGTGATCCCATATCTGTAAACTTCTATAAGATGCTTTTTCTTTTGCCTGGTCCAACCAAACTTTTTTCTTGGCTTTTTCTCTCTGTAAATACTCTACCTTACCAGTATCATGACTATCAAGTGGACCAAAACGCTTTTTCTTTGTTATCTCTTGAATTCTTTTATTAAACTCTGCCTGTTCCTTTCGTTTATACCAAAACTCTTGGCCTTTACGTATATGTACACTTTCCTGAACTTTACTTTTTATTTGTGCTTTACGAGTTGCTTCGCCAAATTCATTTTGTACCTTTTCGTCACTTTCTGATGTAACTCTAGTTACATTATGTTTTTTCATAACCGCTCTTTGTGCTGCACGAATATCTCTTGATCTAGTTAAAGATTCTGATTGTTCACCACTTGTGTTATCTATTCTTTGTTTTAATTGGCTTGCACTATCTCCAGATATCATACCGTGCATTCTTGTAATGGATTTAATGATATTTCTAGAAGCAGCAGCGGTGGTAGCAATTAATTCATCAAAGTTAGCATCATTTTGCATGGCAACTGTTGCAGTTGATTTACCAATCTCTTTAAATTGATTACCCATCATATCAAACTTCTTATCCATTGACGTGAATTGTTCATCCATCTTACCGAAGGTAGTACCAAACTCACCAAACTTTGAAAATTCAAATAGTAATGTGGCAGTTTCTAATTTTTTAAGGGTTTCCATATTGGAATTAAGATCAGTTAATGCCCCGTTCACATTTGTTAATTGATTTGATACACCACCAAGTGCAGCTACATTTGCTTCATTACCTGCTTGTATTGCACCTTCCAATTGCCCAGCACCAGACCCAGCTCCAAACTGAGCTCTATCTAAACCTGTAGAGCTCAAACTTGAGCCTTCTGCTGTATCAGCAACACCTCTGGTTGTTCTTTGCCCCGCCTTAATTGCCTTCCCGCCTATAGTAGTCTTAGCCATATCATTTATCCTTGTTTCTTAAGATTTTCTGTTTCTTCCCTAATTTTATTATCTATGAGTGATATATATATCTCCCTTTCCCACGGCATCATATTATCCAACTCTGTCAATGTAAAGTTATGCTCTTCCACAATAATAAAATTAAGTCTAAAGATATTTTCTAGACTATTATTAGAAAGAGCTATATAAAAAAATCAGCCAATGAATTATAACCAATTTTATTTTCTTCACCACATTTACATTTCCATTCAATATCATAATTTATATGAGGTGTTGATAATAATGAAGCTAATAATGGATTAAACTGATTTGTGTTCATATTACCTAAAAATTCTATAACCTCTTCTAATGAAATAGTATTAGTATCGTATATTTCATCCTTATAATAAATTGTCTTAATTGATAATGCGACTGAAGTAACTAGAATATCTTCATCTTTAATATTTTCAAATTTTTGTCTATCACCAACCGATGGATATTTTAAATCGATAATGAGTTGATTGCCTAAATCTTTCCTCATATCAGATTCATTTAAATTAATAACTTTTATATCATCAAAATTAACTTTAACCTTTGTTTTCTCTTCACAATCTTCCTTTAAACATGTATAGGTTAAATCAGATGTTTCACCAACTGATTTAGCTCTAATCTTAACAAAAATATATTCTAAATCAAATATTGTTAAGTCTTCTAATTTAATATTATCTGGTATACAATTTAAAACAGTAGCATTAATTGCATTTTCTATTTGATCTGGATCTTCAGATTCTAATGCTAATAATAAAACTTTTTCTTCCTTAACCAAATAAGGTCTATATGTAATTTTCTTCCCAGATGATGGTATTTTTAAACTGTATTCTGGCAATTCAAGTGTTGGTAATATATTCATAATTTAATCCTATATGTTAAAATAAATTTCTAATGGCTCCTATTTGGCCCATGGTTCCTTCCATTAATGATTTTCCTTGATTCCATAGTGAACCAATAGAATCAAATAATGATTCCTCTGTCCAATCATCATACCCTAGCGTTATCGATACCTCAACAACCTGATTTTCAGATCTATTAGATAACTCTATTGCATTAACAGCAATAGGGAATGCGTTTAATAACTTAACACCATATGCTGGTATAAAATCATTACCTGATCCCATTTGTTGAATAACTATATCTGTTGTATATGTACTCTTATATGCAATTCCTTTGTCCCCACCTGACACGATCATATCTTGCCAAGAATCAAAATATTTTTTAATGTAATAATCATTAGTTAAAGTAAATGTAAATGAAACTTCTTCTACCAAATATGAATATGGTTTCTTAACTGCTTTATGTGTTGTACGTTTTTCCATAGTAGCAATTCGCTTACCTGGTAGTTGTACTGAACTACATAATAAAAACATATCCCTAGGATCATTAAAGAACATCATTGGGTCTATGGACCCTGAGTTAGTTATTGTTGTTAATAGATTTGAAGCTAGTCCAGTCCAATCGGTATTTAATAATCCCTGTTTCTTATTAGGGTGTGATATATAAATAGCAAATCTATTTGATCTGGCGACACCACCTCTTCGCCCAATGGTTGATTTTAAATCATCTATAGTTGTTGGTAACATTAGTATTTCCTCTTACTTTGTTTCCAAACAAACCCTTTCTTCTTTTTGGCAAAGTTTTCAGTAGGTAGGAATATAGCAATATCCCATTCTGAAGCCTCAACCTTTACAATTTTAGAATTTATTTGACTTGTTAAATAATGCTTAAAGCATGGTGCGAAATATTTGTATTTCTTTGCAGACTTTAAAAGACTATAATTTAATTTTAATCTAGTTGTTTCATCAAACTTTTTGTTATTTGCAATATCAGTTAATCTATCCAAAAACATTGCACGTTGTTTTAATGGAAGGTAATGTAAATTAAGTCCATAAAAGCCACCAGGTGCTTTACTTACCATAATAGTTAATGGGAACCTATCATAATATGGTAATGTCTTTCTGTGTTTAGGATCATAGATATACATAAACATATCACCAATCCTTGGTCTTTGTTTTGTTTTTAATCTATCATCCTTAAGCATTTTATGCATATTGATTTGCGCCATACCTCTAAGTTGAGATTTAAACCAATCTTGTGCTTCTTTAGATCTCTTTTGAAGACCTCGTCTGTATGCTTCACTTTCTAGTTTGTCGAATAAACTTCCCATATTGTTATTTATACCTTCTTCTTAATTTTCTTAAACGACTTCCAAGTCTTCTTACCCACCTTAGTTTTTGTCTCAC